GCCACCCCTCACCTCGACGTAGGAGGTGCGCGGGAACCAGTTGTCCAGTACCACCGCCTCGCTTGGCTTCATCGCCGCAAGCGCGTCGCGGTCGTTCCAGCCTCCGGTCGGCGCCTGATGCTGAAACGCGGCGCTGATCGTGTTCCTGATCGCCTTCGCGCGAAGCGGAGTGCGCATTACGGGATGGCCCAGCTACCGCTCGGAACGAAAATACCGGGACGCGGGCCATTCCATCCTCGCCCGCGCATGTCGAGCGTGCGCTTGCCGCCGTCGCGTCCGATGGCATCCTTTACCTGCATTTCATACGTCCTGAACAATTCCGCATAATCTAATCCCTTCTCCCGCATCCACCTCCACCGCAACCCCGCAAGGGTGAGCGTTTCCGGTAGCAGGATCGTGTCGGTGTCGAGAGTGAAAAGGGACTTATACGTAGTCCCATCGGCCCCGAGAATCCAGTTCAGACTGGCGTACTCGAACGCCCAGGTGTGGCCAGCCACCGGGACCGGGTTGACGAGCAGCTTCCCGCCGCGGATGCGAAACTGATAGCGCGGCCCGGTCGTGGTCAGCGCCTTCATCGCCTGCCACTCCTGACCGTCTAGCGGCCCGAGGATGGGCAGGATGTCAGTCCTGTCCCAAATCGTGTTGTTCTTGATATAGCGGAAGCCATTCGAGGCGATGGTGGCGATGGCCCCCTGATCCTCCGCGGCGAGTGAGGTATGCGTGGCCTCGAATGTGACGCCCTGCCAGTTGGCGCGCTGCGCGAGGTCGTTCCCCTCCTCTTCCAGTAGCGAGCGAATCTGCTTGATCTGCTGGTCGGTCGTCCCAAGAACCGTTGCCGGCGTCGTCAGGTTCGTGCGTTCGCAGAACGTCGTAATTACCGAGAGGACGGTCATTTCAGATCCTTTCGTCCATCAGGTCCGAAGCGGTGATTGGAGCGGCGATCTGATCGGCAACCGGCTGCATGTGCGGAGTCATGCCCTGGACTCGCGCCGCAGCGAGCAAAGCCTGAACCTGCCCGGTGAGCGTTTCGACCTGCTTTGCCAGCACGTCACGTTCGGTCTTGAGCGCCGCATTCTCCTGCGTGAGCGGACCCTTGCTCTTGAGCTGCGACACCCAGGCTTTCGCCTTGTTGCGCAACTCCACCGCGCCGATACCCAGACGGCGCATTCCCTCGTCGTTGATGAGGGCCAAGTCCTCAACCGTTAGGACGTTCTGGCGAATCAGCGTCTCTTGCTGGGAGGGTGAAATGACGCCCCAGCCCCGGATCGGCGTCCCGTTCAGGGGGATTTCTAGGCCCTTCTTCCAGCGGTCGTATGACTGGATGTAGTCCTCCATCCACTTCCTCGGGAGCCGCCCCTGCTGCACGTCCTGCTTCATCGTCTCGATCCACTTGGGGACTTCGTACTTCATGATGTCCTTGCTGTAGGGCGGCGTGATGAGTGCGAGGTGTACGTCTCGGCCAACGAAGTGACCGGCAGTAACGCTCGCGGCCTTGTCCTCCTTCACGATGGTCTCGAAACGAACGTATGCGGGGCGCTCTTTTCGCTCCAGAATTTCGCCTATTTCATTTGCGGCCATGCTACCTCCGTTGAGTCACGACGAAGCACGAGTGCTCCGTACTTTGTTCAATCCATTCTACAACATGCCCCTGAGCCTCAAAGAGCGTCAACCACCATTGGTGAGGCTGTACGGTCAGGTGCAGGTCTGCGTCTATCAACGATCCCAGTTTGTCATGCTGGGTGCTGATGTTAAAAAACACGGTTTTGCAAGCGTTCATAATGTTCCGAAGAACGCTTGCTACGTCTGCTTCCGGGATGTGTTCCATGACATCCGAGCAGTAGCCGTATGGAAACGCATCAGGGAATGGCTTTGTAATATCGTGACGGATGAACGGCAGCGCCATCGCCTCAAAGTCCCTGCTATTCACAGTAAAGTCCAGGAGCGTGACATCGTACCCGCGCTCGGATAACCTCAATCCAGCCCTGCCGGTCCCGCAACCGATGTCCAAAACGGGACCATCAATCGGCATGTGCTCAAGGCACTTGGCGACGTTCTGCTCCCCAAACGAGACCTCCCTGTACTCAGGGTGCTCCCACACCCGTTCGTATTTGAGGACTTCAGACAACTCTTTTTGGTTGTAGATGTCAGGCAATAGTCCGCTCCCATACACGCTGATACCGCAGCCGAGCTTCTTCATGGCGCTCGCCGTGACCATGAATTTCTCGGCTTGGTGCCTCATGGTCATGGAGGCGATGTACTTCTTTCCGTTGAATTCAACTTCTGCACAGGGGTCGCCATCATTCATCGCTTGTCGGAAAGCGTGCCCAGTGCCGTCTCTATGGCATGAGTCATAGCCAAAGCATTCAATATTTCTGAACCCCTTGGCGTAGGCGATACACAACGCCGTATTGCCGACCGACGCGGCTCCTCCGATCAGACAATAATCTCCGCTGAATTCAGGCAACAAGTCGTCGATCCCTGTCACCTGTAGCTGGTACAGCTCTGCGTCAGGAACCTCCTCAAAGCACGACGGATGGCATTGTGATGCGAACAGGTGATTGCGCGCTGGTCCGATCAGTTCCTTGGTACGCTCTCTGGCGTCAATCATCACTTGGTAGTCGGACACGATTCCGTTTTCGTGCAGGAACCGGCAGGCTCCATTCATGGCAAACACCGTCGCGCCTGCTGCTTGCCGCTTTCTGATTTCGTCCAACGTATCAGCGAGGCTAGGCCCCGATCCGCACAGTACAGCAACCCCGGCGTGCTCAGGCGTGACCTTCAGCCACTTTCTCGTGAAGCGAGAATTGACCTTGATGTTCTCGTTGATTTCTTGTTCTGGCGTGTTGCACAGTAAATGCACCGGCAGAATCAACGGCCCCGAAGTGCCGGGGTTCTGATGCCGGATGATGACGTTACTGAAAGGTATTTGCATCGAAACAGAGGGAGCCTTTCGGCCCCCTCCGCCCAATACGAATTACGTGATACGGCCTTGCATGTGCGGCCTGTTCACGAGGACTGTAACCGTAGTCCGGCCAGATGCCGCCGAAGCAACGGCTGCGATCAGCGCACCCTGAAGCTCGTTACCGCTCGCCGTGGCGGCAGCAAGCCCGGTCGCGGTGGAAAGCACGCCGACCGCAGCGCCAGCCGCAAAGCTGACCGCCGAGGACTTCGCGCACACCGCAAGCCCGCTGACTTGATACCAGCCGTATTGCGCCGCTACGTTTGCGGACATCGCAACAGCCATCGGGCGCGCGACGAGCGAAACCGCTACACCGAGCGCAGTCTGGTAAGTGGTTGCGTTCCACGAAACGATGGAGCCGACTGTCGTTGACGCAACGCCGAGCAGGTAGATGAACTCCCCTTGCCCATACGTGGGATCGGTGGCTCGAACGATCTGTCCGAGCGGGTGCGCTCGAACGGTCGATGTCACCGCGATCTGTTGGCCTCCGGCGAGGGTGTGATTTGCGTATGCCATGATTTTCTCCTTGTCCGCCGGTTATTCGATGATGACGCCTTGCTGCTTCCGGTTGGAGCAGACAAGGTTGCCCATCCACAGAATCGGGATTACTTCCCCGTCCTGGTTGATTGGCCGCATACCGTCCATGATCTCCAGATCGGCGTCCTCATGCACCACCAGCTCCAGGTAGTTCGTGTTGATGAAATACATGTGGCTGGATGGAATGCCCGAGTTGCCGTCGAAAAGCACGTCGGCGTTCTTGTACTTCAGGGTGACGAACCCGGCGTCGGCGCTGGACTTGTCGTTGTAACGCTTGAGCGACACCTGAGAACCCTCGAAATACTGGTAGTAGGTGTTGTCCGCCACGATCAGGTCCGGCTGGTCGTCCGGGCCACGGTCGAGTGCCAGCCACGTCGGGAGCATGAGGCCGTTCTCGATAGTGGTTGTGCCGGTCGTCACCGAAAGCACCGAGGCGTCCGTCACGCGGTTCTGCCAGAACGCGAAGTCGTTCGCGCTGATCCCGCCTACCGTGTTTGTGTTCACGTCGGCGATGATCGCTTGCAGGCCGTTGACCTGATTGGTGAGTGACCCTGCGGAGTACAGGTCGGACGAGAAGTTGTTGTTGAACGTCCGCAGAGCGTTTTTGATGCGCGCCTTGGCGAGGTTGACCACCCGCGCTTCGCCTGAGTTGATGCGAAGCTCGCGGCCTGACGCAACCACGTTGAGCGCGATCTGACGCCACTGGTACTCGGCTGCCGAGATCACGTCGGAGGCCGAGATGTCCAGTTCGTCCCAGTCGGAATACCGCTGGTACGTCCCGTTCGCGGCGTAGTCGAGCGGTGTTGCTATGGTGAGGCCGCCGTCCTCTTTTCGTGTGTTCCCGCGCTTGTTGATGTACTTCAGCAGCGCGTTCCGGTTGGAGAGATTGTCCTTGATCTCCTTCCGGTGCTTACGGAACGTGGTCGAAACCAGTTCCGTGAATGTGCTGTTGGGTGAGGCCACTTGGGCTTCTCCTTGTCATGGTCAATGGGTGCGGCGACCGCGAACTATTTCGCGCATCTCCGCGTCATGTTCAGGTCCGAACAATTTCCCAGTGGCCTCTGTCGGAGACCGAGTGGTGTCCGTCGTTTGGACGTTACTGCTCAAGGCTTTCCGTGCGCCCTGCGCCTCGGTTGTTGCTTTGCCGCGAAGTTTGGCTTCGGCTTCCTTCTGAATCCGCGCCAGTTCCTTCGCCCGAGTTACCGGGTTCGCCCATACTGCCTTGTCGTACGCATCCTTCAGTTCGTGCCCCGCGTTGATGAGGACGATAATATCGTCAGCAACTTCGTCGAAGTACGGATGCGCCTTATCCGAGGCGAATGTTTCCACCTCTTGACCAGCCTTCGCTTGGGCCGCGTTGAGCGCGGACTGCTGCTGGGCGGTCAGGGCGGACTCTATACCTGTCAATCTTTTTTGTAAAGCCTCGACCTCCGGTGGCAGTTTGACCGGCTCTTGTCCCTGTCCCGGTTGCAAGTTGATGCCGAACGTCTTGCCGAGATTCAAGAAGTACGCGGTGCGCTCAGGCAGCGGCAAGGTCGAGAGCTTGGAATGCGCCGCCATGAAGTATTGAACCGCCTTCACCGGGTCCACGCCCTGCTGTTGCAGGAGTTGCGCATGTGGAGCGAATACGTCCTTGACCTGCTTGCCCACGGTGGCGTCGGCCTTATAGCCGTCCAGCCCCTTGAGCATCTGCTCTTCGCGCAGGGTGATCTGCGCCTGCCCTTCGGTCGGGATCTTCGCCCAAAGGTCATGAACCTCCTTCGCCCATGACTTCGGCACGTCGTAGGTGCGCGCCGCCGCGGCGGCTGCCGACTTCTGGGCGTCGGTTTGCGTCGGCGCAGGCTGCGCGTCATCTTCTGGCGCGACCCTCTTCCCGAGACCGAGGCTCGAAGAGATGTCATCGACCGCCTTAGCGACATCCAGCCCCGGCAGGGAAGTGTCGATGTCCTCCAGCGGAGTATCAGCGACGACGGGTTCCTGTTCTACTATTTCTTCAGCCATGTTTCACCTCGCGTTTGATCGTTTTCGCGGGCGCAGTAACCCGCATCGGCTCTGCGGACATGCCGCCTGCCATTTCTGCTTCAAGTCTCTCGCGCTTCCGCGCTGGCATGTGGGCGATCTCGCGGTCAACCGTCTCGCCCACGGCCTTGTCGAGCTTTTCCTCGCCTTCCTTGATCCGGCGTTGGTAGTCCTGCTTTTGTTCTGGCTCATACGGCACGCAATTTGACCGCGCCAAGTCCTCACGACGAGCCTGCATGGACATAATTGGTCGCCCGTCTATGGGCGACTCGTACCGGATGTCCTGCGGAATGTGCAGCATCGGCATCGTCAGGATGCGGCGCATGGGACGGCTGTGACACACGGGCGCGTCGTCGCGCTCGTCCACCGTTCGACGATGGTCCTGAACCTCGTCGCACCATGGGCACCTGTAGCTGTAAAGCGGCACGGTCAACTCATCATCAGGAATTCGTCATCGTCCTCATCGGATTCACGAGCCGCACGTTCGCGCCCTTCATGATCCGCAATTTCCTTGCGAATCGCAGCCACGCGAACGCTGAGATCGGTGTACCCGCTCGCAACTCTGGTAAGTTCACGCAGAGCGGTTTCGATGCCTTGCGATGGATCGATTGCCGGCGCAGCAGTGTCAGCCTGCTGAACTTCCGTTTCTGGTGGGCCATAGACTTGCTCCCGCAGGGACTTCTCGATGGAATCGAACAGTTCATCGGTGAGGCTACGCTTGCGTTTCTTGCGCCCTGTCTGCCAGTTGATGGTCGGTTTGCGGCTACTCCCGCCGCCGCCACCTTCGGGCTGGGGTACTGGAGGAACGACATCCGTCGATCCCTGGTAGGCAAACTCACCGTCTCCTTGATAGGAAAAGCCAGTGACTTGATAGGCGGTGTCAGCCACATCAGCGTTTCGTCAAGGTCGCGCTCATGTCTTGCACGACGTTCGTGTAGTGATTAACGGCAAAGGCTTGGGCCTCTGGCGCTCGGGAATTCCACGGCGGG